GAAGTAGCATCTAATGTAATATACTTAAATACTGTGTACCAAGGTTGTATTTCCTGTATAGCATTTAAGATTGCATCTTTAATCTGTTCATCTGTAAGTTCCACGTTAACAGTAGGGTAACCTAACTGACGTTTTACATAATCAATTAACTCTGATTCTTTCAATTTGATCACCCTCCTTCAATAAATTAGTTATTCTTAATTAATTTAACAACGTACTCAACATTAGTAGAAATAATTTTATCAATTAAAGTCTGCTTAGTCCAAGATGACTGAATTCTCTTAACTCCTGCATCCTTAGCTATATTACGTAAATCATCATCTGAATAATTAAGATCTAAGAACTCGATTAATTCAGCATTATTTACTTCAGTGACTTCAGCAGTTTCATGAACATCAGATTCTGATTTATCTTCTTCAGAAACTACATCAGAAGTAATATTATCACTTGACAACTCTTCCTGAGTAGAATCCTCCTGAGACTGAGTACTTTCAGGTTTCACTTCAGTAATCTCAGGAGCTTTAGTAATTTCTGATTCAGTTTCATCAGTAATAAGTCTAATTCCGACTGATCTCATTGATTTATAATACTTTTCAGCCACCTCATCCATCTGATCAGTTGGTCTGAATTCATAAGGAATATCCTTACTAACTTTAACACTTAATCGTGATGGAAGAATATTAACAATAACTCCCTTACCAGTACCAACATATTCGAGTCGATTAAATACTTTACTCAAAGAATTCACCTACCTTTCATTAATCACCCATAAGGGTGAGCCTATTAGCAAGGGATACTAACAGGCTCACTTACTTATGAGCTTTATAATAAAGAAGAAACTACTTATGAGTAAAATTAAGAATTAGTAATAGTGCACTTAGAATAGAAGTCAGAATTAGTCATCTTCTTACCATAACTAGAAGCAAATCCCTGACGACCAGTAAAGGTCTCATCCATAAGAAGCTGAGTAGTCATGATCGGCATGTAAGGAGCATAAACATAACCAGCATCAAACAGAGAGGTACCCTTATAACCACAAAGGAATCCATTACTAGGAATAGAAGGAGACTTATAAACAGGCATATCACCAAGATAACCTGCAAGATACGGACCCTTAGGATCTACGGCACCAGCACTCTTGAATCGAGGCAGTGACTCAACAACATTAGATGCATCCTCACCGAGAACATAGAAGTTAGGACGAGCCATCTTAGTATTGAAATACATAGCATTGCCAGCTTCAGCAAGAGCAATCGGGAAGCTATTGTAGTGATCAACAAGGGAGACAGCAGTAGGAGCAGTACGATTCCAAGAAACAGAAGGAGAAGTAGCCTTGGCATACAGCTCATTAATAATCTCCATATCGATCTCATGCTTAATCTGAGCAGCAGAATAAGTAACAAGTTCATTGTTAATACTCATACCATAATCATTAGTCAGATCATAAGCAGCATCAAAAGAATAGAGAGTCTTTAGCTTACGAGAACGAGCCTGAATTGGAGATGTCATCAGCTTCAGAATCATCTCAGGAGCTTCAACAGGAACCTCCATATTATTATAATTATAATTGACCTCGATCTCAGCAGCACTAGCAGGAGCATTAGTAAAGGTAATCTTACCAGTTACATAATCAATGGTACCAGCAGCAGAACCTGCCAGCTTAACACCACCATTACCATCATCAGTGAGAGCATCACTACCAACAGAACCACTCAGAGATCCAGGAATGACAGGAGTCCAAGCAAGATCAAAGATCTTATTAGAACCATCACCAGTAAAAGCTTCACCCTCAACAGCATCAGATGTATAAGTATACTGACTGAAGTCACCGCCAGTATAATTAGAGAACATCACATCACCCTTATGAGCAGGAGCCTTATTGGATCCATAAAGAACACGAAGATAACGGATCTCACCAACACGAGCAAGCATTGGCTGAACACTAACAATATCTTCAGCAATAAGATTAGGAACTACTGCAGATAAGAGATTAATAGCGTAACGTTTGAAGAATGACACATCAGACGGCTGAGTAGCTTCATTAAGACCACGCATCTTAGCAACATGATTTAAGTACTGCTCAGTATTCTCTAACAGAATAGCAGTAGACAGTAACTTATAATCATCAATCTGACCCTCGAATGCCTCAGTAATAGCATCCATATTCTTCTTCCACTTATCCATTACACCAGTCATATTACGACCAGTAACCTGAGAATTACGAGAAAGGATCTCATTAAGACCCTCATTCATAGCAGTCTTTCTAGGCATAATTTATATCCTCCTATTATTAAGATAATTTCACATTTCTAATTGACTCTACTAATCCAGAATCAACTTCATCAGACTCACTAGGAGTAACTTTAGATTTTAGTGAACCAGTCAACTTTAATGAACCAACTTTATTAGAACCAGAACCTGACTCATTAATTCTCATTAATGATGAGCTACCAGAAGAATACAGTTCAGTAAGAACTTCATCTATATCCTTCAAGTCGTACTCGTATAACCTATTATTAAATTCCTTACGAGCAAGTGACTCATTAAGACCTAACTGTGAGCATCTTAACTTAAAATACTCACTTACTACAGTAGAAACTTTTCTAATAAGTCGTACATTTTCATTCTGAGAATTTTTGAGTGAAGTCTCAAGTTCTACTTCTTTCTGATTTGCATCATCAAGTTCACTACGAAGTTGATCATTCTCACTCTTAAGAGTATCAACTTGATCACTATTATCTAATTCACTCATAAGTCTGTCTAACTTAGATTCAATATCTTTATTAGATCTATCAACTAATTCAGATATCTTATCATAATCAATCTTTGTTTCATGTACATCTTTAGTAGAATTATCATCAATTTTCGACTCACTTCCTGTAGTATCAGTAGAAGTATCTTTCTCAGATGATAACTCTTCCATGTATGATTTAACCATGGAAGTCAGATTCTTATTAAGTTCAGTCAGATCTGATATAGTCTTTTCAGAATCTTCTACTGACTTACTAAGAGATTTATTCTTAACATCTAATTCAAGATTTTCCTTTTTAAGAGCAACAATTCTTTCATAAGCTTGATCCAAATCTGATCGTAAAGTATTATCTGAATCGTTCTGCTCATTAGACTCAGAATCAATAGACTCCTTGATCATTTCAAGAACTTGCTCTTTATCAGGAATATTTGTATTAGATATTAAAGACTCAGTTATTCTAAGAGATTGAATATCATGATCCTTAATCATAACATTAATTTGTTCTCTTAGAGACTCGAATGCAGTACGACCAGAATTATTTACTGTATCAATTTCATGCCCTCGAGCTTTTTTATTTGATGGACGAGCCACTATATCCCATGTTACAAAATTATAAGTATCTTCATTAACAACTACTCGTCCATCAATTGAGGTAAGTTCACCACTACCTCTTGAAGATACTCCTAACTCACATCCATAATCAATAAGAGTCTTTACAATACGACCATAAGGAGTATCAAGAATATCAAGATAACCTTTTACGCACTGTTCAGTCTCTACAATCTTAGGTTCTCTTACAATATGAGATATATACGGAATATGAGTTTCTAAACGATTCTCAATATCTAATGGATGATCGGCTTCACCATAAAGAGTTTTAGTAGCAAGTGCTTCTTTTAATAAATCACTATCTAAAACTTTTCTCCATAATGATCCGGTATACCATCTTTGATTTCGAGTTTCATTACCATAATCTGAAAGTACTCCATAAAGAGTTGCTAATACTGTATTTGAGTATGCACCTAAAGGAGTATCTACGGACTCAACTAATTGAAGTGGCGCAGAATGACAAGTGTCATCGATCAATAGTATTTTCTCTGATTCTCCCATTCTTATGACCTCCTTATTTACTCGGAATAAATTTACTATCAGGTAGATTTTTATAGACT